ATCTGTTCCGACACCACCAGTACCTGCTTGACCTACTGCTTCTGGGTAAGCCTCGAAATCTATTCTGTCTATTAAACCAGATCTGCCATGACCAGGACACCCAACTGGAGGTCTTTCTTGTATTGGCACAAACGGATCGTAGGAATAGCCAATATAAATTACAACGTCTTCTTGGCTTTGCCCAGTGGATCTAGGTTGGAAGAGTTGCTGTGCATCAATAACATTCTTGGCAGGAGTGAGCTGTGGATGTTTTGGCTCCCACTCATCAGGGGCAACACGCAAGCCATCCCAAGTAGTCTTTAATTGAGTATAGCGTACTCTCTGACCACCTCTGTCGCTTATCGCATATGATTTTTTGCCTCGTGCGTATTTTGCCATGTTATGCCAAATTCAATGCTGTTGGTTGTATTCGTAAACTCACACCATCGTTGTCTGATGATGCAGCGAAACTGAAGGATCTCTCGTACAATTCGTTTAGTAATTGAAATCGATCAGGAGCGTATTTTAGAGATAGCTTTGCAGCGAGCCCTGCTGATATGCAGTCACTCCACCGATATGGAACATCTGTATCTTGATTTGCCAATGTAACATCATCAAGTTGATTTACTGCCCAGTAAACCATGCTGTATGTGCTTGTGTTAGGTACATTCCAAAAGTAAATAACTGGAGTGTATTGCTTATCGAGCATATACTGGCTTGGCTTACCTGCTGTAGTCTTGTTTGGTATTTGATTATAATCAGCGATTGATACTCTATTTATTGTCTGATCGTTTGTGCCTTCTCTTATAACAGCATCAATAATATCAATTGTTCCTGCTGGTAGTGTATAAGACGTTGTGCCATTGACAAGGGTAAGAGTTCTCTGGGTAACAGCCCAATAATTAATTCCTCTGTTAGCCCACTCGCTAAACAATAAATTTAGACTTCTTCGTGCGGAAACAGCTTGATCACCTGTGCGAGTTTGCGGATCTATTCCGCAACGCTCATAGGCTTCAGTTACTACTTCCTCAACGTCTGGTCTAAATGCTACTGTCCCTGAGAGTGCCATTAATACTTCTTAATCCCTCTGATAATAACTTGATATGCATCTCCTGCTGCACCTGCCCCAGTGGTTGTAAATTTAACATCACCAGTTCCATTTGTGCCATATCCAGAGCTTGTGGGAAGACCACCAAATTTTTCAAAATTTTGATACCCTTGCTGATCTTCAGCTAAATGCAACATAATAATATTTGTGTCAGCAGCTGCTAATACTTCAACTGTCATGCCGTGTAGTACCCACCAACATTCTGCAATTCTTATTCCTGTGCAAGTTTTTCCATCTGCATCTTTAGTTAATGCAGAGACATCAATCTTAGAAACTGCACTTTCATTACCACCATCAACATATTGATATTGGAAAGCAAAAATAACTTCACGAGAACTTTCGGAAATTTTCGTTGTTGTTGTAAGATCTGCCAAATTAACCTCCTAAAATAGTGGGTGAGAAATTAATCTCACCCAAATTAAATTATGCAATCTGCACATACTCAATGATGAACGTAAACGAACCTGCTGTTGTCGCATCAACTGTGTTAGTGATGTTGCAAAAGATTGTTCTTTCGGTGTCTGTGTATTGAACAGAAGCTGGAGCTGTCGTTCCACTTTGTGTCTGCACAACAAGAGTTGTCAATGTTACATTGTGAGCAACAACTGTTGTACCGCCATCTAAAATTTCATCTGTTACAGCAGCAACAATCTGAGCACCAGAAGACGATGTCCCAACTTCATATCCGATATCACCTGACCCAATAACTGGAGCAACGTCACAAAATATTTTAATGCTCGTGATGATTGTGTTCGCAGGTTGAGTGAACTCACCAATGGTTGGGCTGTCCCCTGCTGTGCTGTTTACTGTAACGCCTGTAGCAAAACCAACGTGCTTTACAAATTTATTTGTTACAATCCCTGTTGAAGCAATAGAAGCAACGTCAGTATATGCACCTGTTGTTGCATTTTTAGAAACGACCTTAAATCCGTTTTCAGAGCGTACTGCTCCTGTAAATGTAGTGTTACCCATAATAATCTCCTGTCTGGGATAAGTCAGCTTTCGCTGTCAGGATTAAAAATTGAGGGAGAGCTAATGCCCTCCCCCTGTAGTATTTATGCAGCACCTTCTGTGCCAAATATACCACGCCAATCGGTTACGCCAAAGCTATACCGTTCACGAACTTTGTAGCGAACATTACCAGTCTCGAAGTCACCTTCCATGCCTTTTTTCATAGGCGATCTTTGGAACATCTTTAGTCCGTCAGGAACATCCGTCTGAACAAAGAAAGCATCCGCATCAGAAAGTCTTCTCATGATATGGTAGCCTTTAGGTAGATAACCACCTGACTTAATGGCATTTATATCATTGTCCGCTGTTCCAGTTCTTAACTGAGATTCCAATAGTCTTTCAGCCACAAAGGTGTAAGCTGTTGGAATGATCAATTGAGTACCTTGTGCAGCAATCCGTAACCCACGATCATCTTTCATATCCGAAATCTGGATAAGGATTGATTCAAGTGAAGTTTCAGATAAATCTGCAGCAGTCGATAAGACGTTAGACTGATTTCCGTTAGTCGTTGGGTGCGAAGCACTTAAAAGTACAACACCGTCACCACCATTAAAACCAGAAGTTTGTGCGTTATTTAAAACATTTGCAGCTTTGATTTCCTTAGTGGAAGCCATTGAGCGTGCAAGTGCCTTTGTATAACGTGATGCGATTGAACCATACTGACCATCCTCTTCAGCTTCCTCAGTAATTGAGAATGCCAAAGCAACTGTCTCATGCTGATAACGTGCAGTCCACTGCTCACTACCAGTGTCATAAGAAACAGACGCACCTTCATCTTTTGTTGGTGCAGAACCAAAACCTTGCAACAAGACATCTTCCTCAAAAGCTTTACTTGAGCTGTTTGAAGAGAATACCTGTGTGTATTCTGGTGGATAGCTGTCATATTCAAGACCGAAAAGAGTATTCAGTCCTGGCTCAAGCATTTTCGCAAATTGTGCTCTATTCATAGCCATTTTTCATACCCTCCTATATACCTGCTACGTTTGTACCAAGGATGTGCTCATTAATTGTCACCTCCATGATAGCATTCGCACCAAAAGCATTGTCTGGGGCTTCATACAAAGAAATAATCTTACAAGTAGCGATACCTGCTGCCATTGTTCCGCTTGTTTCAAAACCCGATTGACCAGTCACAGTTGAACCTGCACCTGCAACAACATCAGCACAATTTCCGATATTAGTTTGGGCAGGTGATCCTGCTGACTGAACTTTATACACAATATATGGATCATCATATACATATGCAATTATATCTGTAGCCACTGTGCCTGTTGGCCAGTATTGACTATAAACATATGAACCATCTGCAGCGGTATATGATACCCCTGCGAAGACACCAATATTATTGGTTTCCCCTGCAGTGTGCGGAGTAAGCAAACCAGTGCTTATTAGAATAACAAGGTCACCTGTAAAGATGTTCTCTGCTAGTCCTGAAGCAATAGTGTACTTATTTGCACGAGGTATATTACCACTCATATGGCGAACTGGGACAAACCCAAAGGCTGCATCTACATTAGCCATTTTTCGCTCCTTTTCAGCGTAAAGTTTTAATCATCCATAGCAGCTAGATCTCTGCCACGGCTCGAAGTGGACTTCCGTTCTTGATAGATCGGTTGTCCTGTTTTTCGTCCTAGTGCATCTAAGTCCCCTGCAACTGATTCGTTTGCTTGAATACTTCTACTGTGATAGTAGTCCTTCATTTGCCTATGCTTTTCGATAGGCATCTCACAAAGCAACATTCCTTCAATTCCAATAGAACCTGCCCACTGACCGTGATTAATTGTTGGAAACAACTCATCCTTTACAGTGTCGGCTTTTCTTGCACTCCACCCCTCACGCATACGCTTGTATACATTTTGGGGATCGTCTTTACCCTGGATCGAGGTAGCTATCCATCGTTGAGTGTAGCCAGGACGTGGCTTCGGTGCATCCAACAATGACGGTGGCTTCCATGCAGTATCTGGGCGAGATTGCTCATCACGCATAGAATTTCGAGTTTCGTCTGCACGCACGTTTCTTTTCTCAGTCATGACTGGCTCCTTTGCTGACGTTTGATTTCAGCCTCATATTTTTTAAGACTTGCTTCATCTGTAATACCAAGTTCTCTAGCCATCCTAAGTTGATCCTGCGTCATACGCACTCTATTGCCTTTGTAAGATGAGCCACCTGTAGTTGGTGCAACTGGTTGTCTACTTTTTACTCTAGCCTTACTAGGGCTTGGATCGGAGTTTAACTCAGGAAAAACCTTATGTAAACGATTATTTAAAGTCTCATAATATTCCTCTGAGTTTTTATCAAACCCCTCGACATCCAACTGGACATCTATAGCTCTAGCTGCAGCGGTTTCTCGCTCGTATCCAGTCGCATTAAACCAACGGTTTTGTTGCCACCACGTTGTGGCTTTTTCTGGAACTTCCTGCGTGGCTCTCTGCTGTGCCTGTCCTACAGTCGGTGACACCGCACGTTGAGATCTTTGTTGCTTTTGCATCTCTGCAATCCGTATAGCAGCTCTCATGTCAGCCATTTGCTCTTGGAAGTTGACCTGAGCCTTCGTGTCCCCTTCCTCTACAGCCTTTTCGAGGGCTGCCCTAGTCTGGGCGTACCTTTGGTTAAAATTGCTCTCAGCGGTCTTCTGAGAGCCTTGCTCTAATCTTTCCAATCTCTTGGTCAATTGAGCATTTTGCTCTTGCTGTTGTCTGGCAATTAACTCAGCTTCTCTTCTCTGATCAACGAGCTTTTTAATTCTCTTCTGAACTTTTTCGCCATACTCAGGATCTTCAGTGTCTTTAACACTGACTTGCTTTTCTTCGGCAACGTCTATTGCCTCTTCAACGGCTTCCTTTGCAGGATCGTCCGTTATTTCGATTTCAAAATCTTCAGGCTGACCTTTTGCCTTTTTTATTTCTTCTTCGATCTCATTCACTACATCTTCGTTTGACATGGTAGCGTCCTCCAAGTTTTACGCTAAGTAAGCGGTGACTTCGGCATCCTCTGGTAGAATTGACGTTAATTCATCGTCATTCAGCAGGAGAAACCTTACACCATTAATTGTTACCTTCTGACCTGCATATTTGCCGTAGGTAACTCGATTACCAACTTTCGGGGAGTTCATCTTCCACGAAGTGCCAGTGTCCCTATCTTTAAATGCAAGATCACCCATAGAAGCAATGCGACCGTGAGCAGTGAGATACTCCTCATTGTCTTTCGAGATAGTCGGCAAATGCAAACCACCTCTTGTCTTCATTTTAACTTGATTGGGTTGAACTAACACTTTCCAATTTAATGGAACTGGCAGTTGATGCGAACCTATTGTTTGTTCTGTAGACTCGTCTTTGTATTCGGTAGCATGTTGATGAGACATGTTTATTCATCCTCTTCTAATTTTTTTAATGTTTCGTTGATAATTTCAGAGGCTTGTTGTAACCCCTCTGCAATACCCACGTTCTTTTGATATGACCCAAAGTCGGATACCCGACCTTGAACCAAACTCTCAGCTATCTCTAGCCGTTTTTCCTTCAGGTTCTTTTTTATCCGCTGAAGGAGATCCGTTACTGTCATTCTTTACACCTCCCGACATCGATACGCCAGTGACCCGAACCGTAACGTCCTTTCTAACTTCAGACATTATTATCCTCTCTTTTTCATCATCATTGGTTTTTTCTTTGCCATTGGCTTTTTCTTCGCCACTGTCATTGGTTTCTTCTTCATGCCCATAGGTTTCTTCTTCATGCCATACATACTTTTCCCACCTTTCATTAATTGTCCGAATTGTGATCTGTTCACGACGAACTCCA